TTCAAAATTTCTTCGTCAGAAGCGTCAGTTAAATCAATTGGAGTTTCGTCTGAATCCATATCAAAGTCCATTTCCATATCTTCAGATTCATCATCTGAGTCCATATCCATGTCCATGTCTACTTCATCATTATCAGCGGACATGTCCATGTCAGCATCTAATTCAATCTCATCTTCGTCAGCTTGTTCGGAAAGAGATTCTTTTACTAGTTGATTGATTTCTTCCTTCATAGTAGAAGCAAGTATTCCTTTTGCGTTTTCGGCTATAGCTTCTTCAACTTGTTTCATTTGAATAAGAGCCTCTTGAACTAATTTGTTTTCTTTCATATAGAAAATCTATTTATTTTAACTAATAAATATTACCAAAAACCAAAAAATATCGTTTTTGAATTATATATCTTTTATTTTTTAATGTTTTATGATTATTAATCTTGTGGAAATACAATATTATATCAACATATAAATATGTACGAGCAAAAAAAAAGTGGTCAAAACTGACCACTTTAGATAAATTGATTTAAAATCAATTATTCAATAACTTCATCTATTTTACTTTCAGATACTGAAGTAATTCTCCAATCATGAGTAAACCCTTCGTATTTTGTTGTTACTTTTGCTTCTACATCTGTAACAGAATAACCTTTTACAAGTTTTTCTTCTCTGATTTTTTTAATTTTACCAGTGTTTTCATCAGGTAAATCGTACTGAACTTTTGCGACAAAAAATTTTTCTTCCATAATTATTTTTATTTTCCCAAATAATCGGTTAATTTTCTCATTAAGTCAACTCCTTTGGATTGGAATTCTGAATTTTCTGGTGTTTTGTGCCTTTTTTCTTCTTCTAAATTTTCTTCGTACTTATTTCTATCTTCAGGGTTAGTGAATAAATAAGCCCCTGGTGTTGATGGTGAAGATACCAAGTCAAAACAAATTAATTCAAAATCGTCTTGTACTTCATTTCTTTCTCCAACCTTTTTTAAAGAACCTTCTCCTCTTGAAGATACTCCCATTGTAACACCTTGTCTCATTAAGTTTGCCGCTTGGTCACCTTTAGTTGATACAATACCTCTTTCGTGGAATCCTGGTGATGTTAACAATTTAAGTTTACCCATTAATATATTTCCATCCCACCATATATCAGTAATGATATGTGCCACTCTGTCTAAGTCTATTAAAGATGATTCAGGGTGGTTAAGTTCTGAAGTTGATAAACCCTTGGCAATTGCCTTCTTATAGTTCTCAGCCTCTCTTTTTAATATTCTTTCAGGATAAAATCTTCCGTTTCTATTTGGAGTGTCATACTTTTGTAATACAGCATAAAACTCAAATGGGTTTCTATAATCTAAGTTAGCGGCTTCCTTTAACATTTCGGAATTACGAATGTCTTTTGGGGAAACCCAACCCGCATCCGTCTCAATCAATATACCATGACCGACTTCACTTGCTTCTAAAATTCTTAATTGTTTCATTAATAGTTTTTAAGATAAATATATCAAAGGAGTTATTTATTGACTTTATTTAGTTTTTGATATTGAAAAATCAAAGTACTTGTTTTCAATAACGTTATCCCTTACTATACTTCTTACTATTTTTTTAACCGATTCTTTTAATTCAATTGATTTAAAATCAAATTCTTGGTTAGTATATAAATTAACTTCTAAATTAAAAAATGATTTTTTTCCATGTGATATTCCGCTAGTTCTAAGGTCTAAATCAACAATAGTGTTTTCCTTAAAAAGATTTATATCTATTGAATTAAACACCGAATGTTTTATTTCTCGGTTTAAATTACATACGACCCGATTCCAATTATCGTGGTCAAATTTTGGGGAAACCCATGATTGAATGTTTATATATAATGATTTTAAATTTTTAGAATCTACCGTACCATATACCGATTTTATCGGACTGAATAGATTTAACTTTACACTTTTTCCTTTTTTCATTAAATTTCATTGATGTCAATGTTTATTTGTTTGTTAAAAAATAACACAAATTATACCCATTGTCAAAAATTTTTAAAAAAATTGTGATATTTGTAATAATATGCTAATAGTAGAAGTAAAAAAAGACGGAATTGAAAAAGCCCTGAAAACTTTAAAATCTAAAGTTATCAAGACTAAGCAAAATCAAATTTTATTTGATAGAAAAGAATTCGTTAAAAAATCTGTTGTAAGACGAGCTCAGATATTAAAAGCCTCGTATGTTGAAAAAAAGAAAAATTCTTTAGATTGATTCCTCTAAGTTTTTTAACTTAAGAAAATTCAATTGGTCAAATTTTTCAGTTTTTAATCTGTCTATAGTTTCAGACAATTTTGTCTTTAACTCAAATTCCTCTTCTTTTTCTAAGATGACGTTAAGTTTACTGATTGCGCTTTCACGAATAGTTTCAAACTTGTCCTCAAGAGATTTTGAATCTTCAGAAATTAATTGAAGAAATTCTTTTTTAGATGATTCATCAAGATTTTCAACATATTTGTTTAAAGTTTGGTTTGCAATACTAACCATTGATTTCAATGGAATATTGATAGATTCTTTAACAACATTATTTGTTGAAGTTAACACACTTGTAATATTTTTTTTGGAATTAACCCTCTCTAACAAATTTAATTTATTTGTATAAACAAGGGCATCAATATCAGAATATCTATTCTGAACATTCTCAGATAAACTTCTTGGTAGTTTAATACTTGGCAGTAATTTTTGAATTAAATGAATCCCCTCTTCTAAAAAATCTTTAGCGTCAGACTCGTTTAGTCCTTGAGGAGTACTCAATTGGTCGTACAAAGAATACAATTTAGACATAGTTTTGTTGTTCAAAACATTGTGTTTGAATTCTTTTAGAGATTTCTTAAATTCTTTTTCATCTTTGTAAGATTCAAGAAGATTGTTTTCTATTATGGATTTGATTTTTCCGAAAGTCATTATAGTGTGTTTTCAATATAAATATTAGGAGTTTAGTAACTTATCCAATTCTTTTGAAATTTCTCCTAAAGAATCTTGTCCTTGACCTAAATCTAAAAATGTTGACCCTTCTAATAAATTACTTTCTATCAACAAATTCATATTTTTCATTCTTGATTCTGGTGTAACGGCAGCTTCTCCACCTTCAGGTGCTCCACCTTCTGCTGGCGGTGGTGGTAAGCTTTCTTCACCTCCTCCTGCTGGCGGTGGTGCTGTTTCAAAACTACCTCCACCTCCAAGTGTTTCTTCACCACCAGTAGATGCCGCAGCATTAGCGGTTGCTCCTGATGGATTACCGTATAATTTGTCAATATTATCAAATAAACCTGTTTTAGTAATAACTGTAGGTGTTGCTTTAAGTTCCTCACCAACAGCTCTTTCAATTCTTTGTTGTTGTAAATCCAATCTAATTTCTTCGTCAGACCAATTGAAAATGTGTTTTTTAGCCCAAGTAGAAGATGTTGGTTGAATACCATTTCCTGGGTCCGCAACTAAATCTTTATACAATAAAACTTTTTCTTTCCAAACGTCAATTTTTAATAAATCTGCTTGTGTAGATGGATTAGATAAACCTAATGTAAAGTTTTGTAATTCATCCTCAAACCCTAATAAGAATAAATGAACGATTGCAATTTTATTTAACTCAGCAATCATACTTTTTTGAATTCTGTTGATTGTACGAGCAAAACGGATATCTTGTAATGATAAGTTTTTACCATCGCCAACAACTTCCTCAAATCCTAAGAATGCCTTAGGAACACGAAGTGCTGTTAATAATTTCTTTTGAATGTATTCAATATCGGCAATCTCTGATAAGTTTGTTGCTCCAGGTAATGTTGTAATTGGGTCTGGTGCCGCAGGGTCACGAACAGGAATAAAGTAATCTTGGTCAACCGCCATTTGGTTGAATCTCATATCCACATTACCTGTTTTAGAATCCACAATTTGTTCTCTTTTGAACTTGTTGGCAACACGGTTTACATATGCTTCAACGTCATCATCATTCATGTTACCCACAAATACTTTAAACATTCTTCTTTCAGGTGCTCTTGATGTACGATAGATTAACATCGCATCTTCAGACAATAATAATTGTTTCCAAATACGTCTTGCCTTTTCCAACATAGAGGTACCATAAGGAAGTTTTCTGTCATCACCTAATAATCTAAAGTGAGCAATCTCCCATGATTGGAATTCCATGTTTCTGTTTTTCCAAGTAAAGTGAAGAGCCTTTTTATTCTCATCTTTTTCTTGTGTAATATCAACAGTAATTTTGGCAGTAACACCAACCTCATGACGTTCAATTTCAATTGTTGGTAATTGTTGGCAACCAACAATCCCTTTTTCAGGGTCTAATTTAAGGTAAACAAAGTTATCACCATACTTACAAGTGTTTCTTGTCCACATTGGTAAGTTGGTGTTAATGTCTAAGTTGTTATTAAATAAATCAGCTAATACTGACTTAATACGTTTTGATTCTGAGTAAATTTGAAGAATAAAACCATCTTCGTTTGTTGTTGTAGATTCTTCAGAGTAAATGTCTAATGCCGCTGAAATCTCAGGAGTATACTCCATTGATTCATAGTCATATTGAGCAGATAATCTTGATGGTTCATAATAAATCGCTTGAGAGTATAAATTGTTTTCAACTTTAGCCCATTGATTTGTTAAATAAAATGTTTGTTGTGCTTGAAGTTTTTCTCTTTCGTAATCATCACGATTTGGGGTACGCAAAAGTTCTTTTTTATCAAACTTAAAAGTCGGATAATCTTGCTTTAATAAAGAGTTTGGTCCAAATGTTTTGGACAACCTCTGCCATACCGTTAAATTATTATCACTCATAGTTTAAATTTACTAATTACCTTGATAATATAAATAGTTAATGCGAACCAAATAACCACCCATATTTTTGGTAATCAGCCTTGGTGGCTTCACCTTGATTATTCATACCATTACCTCTACCCATTTGTGGAACCATAGGATTAAAGAAGTCTGAAGAGTTTTTATTTTCATTAATATTTGTTGACCATGAATTAATCATTGCTTTTGTATGATTGGTAACTTTTTCTAATGATTGAAATGATTTTTCTGCAACATACAAAGCCATTGATACTCCCATAATACAGTCATCATGATGGCCTTTTTGGTGGTCAGGTCTTCCGTTAATATAAATAAATGTATTCATTTCATTGTATAATCTACTTGAGTATACTTTAAATCCATGTCTAACATTTTCCTCAAACGCCGATATAATTTGAACCCTTTTTGAGTTAAAATTAATACCTGGTATTCTGTCATTAATTTTTGGGTCCCATTTCCATTTATTAGTTGTATCAACATTATCAACATATAATCCACCTTGATATGATAATTCTTGTAATTTTCTTGATGTAGAAATACCCATACCTCCTGTAATATCAATTACACAGTAAGCATTATACATTGTTCCCCATTTATAAGCAATTTCCGCTACAACATCTGGTGGAACTTTGGCAACATACTCTAACACCTGTTCTCTTTCATCAAAATCAATGATTTGTATACACGAGAAGTCTTCAGAGTCACCCCTTGATACATCAACACCCATTACATACTTATGTCCGTTTACAGGTTCTTTAAATATCCATAGTGAACCTCCCATAAGTTTAGCTTGAGCATCACGTAGCGTATTTTTGGAAATACCTTGCATTAATTCAGATTCAAACACATTATCACCTGAACCTAAAAAATCACATTCTAATTCCTGAGCAACTTTTCTTCGGTCAAACTTTAATTTTTTAACCATACTTTCAAACCAAGCAGAACATGGTTTATACCCTTGTTCAATATAGTCGGTTACAACAGTGTGGTCTCTTTCATATGGATTTTCCATTGACAAATTAATGATATCTTTATCACTGTATTCTTCTCTATTTAATAGAAAGTGTACTAAATCATTAGTTTTAACCATATACAAATCTTTTGTATATCTTGGGTCACGATACCAAAACATCTCAGATATTTTGAAATCATTCATATTTCTTAATGATTGGTCGTAAATTTCATAATAAATTTGGTCATATCCATTTGGTGTAGATACAACAATAACTTTACCCCCTGTAGATAGGGACGCCATACAAGCTGACCAGAAATCTGAGTCTGCCTCAATAAACGCCGCTTCGTCAAATACAAGAATGGTTGGAGTATAACCCCTCAAGGCATCTTTTGATGTTGCAACCGCTTTAACTTCACAATTATTATTAAGTTTAAAGTGTCTTTGAGAGTTTTTTTCTTTTGAGAATGAAATGCCAACCCACGGGGGCCATTGTTCAGTAAATCCTCTAACTTTGTTAGCCATCTCCATTGACGTATCTAACTTGTTGGCAATAATAAGAATTTTTTCAGGTTTGTTCTTTTGGGCAAATGCTAATTTTTTTGATATCCAAGCCGCGGTTACGGTTGTTACACCCGCCTGACGATACTTTAACGCAATATTTTCATTGTGTTTGTCGTAATCTTCAATTAAACTAACTTGGTCGGGGAATAAATCTAATGGGACGTATTTTGATACGGTATTATCGTATGTCTGTAAATAAGTTCGAAGTGCGTAAGGAGTATTCCTCATGCACTTCGTTAATTCTATAATAAGTTGTTCTTTATTCACAAAATGTTATTTAGGTCTTGTTATACCTAAACCACTCAAGAAATCATCTAAACCATCATCGTCATCCTCATCTGAATCAATATTTTCTTCTTCTTTGTAGTTTTCAAACTCATCTTTCATTTGAATCGCTTCTTTCATAATTTCTTCAAATTTTGAAGTTGCTTTTTTAACTTTTGAAGAATCCTCAGAGATGGCATTTCCAATAATTTCTAAAAACTCTTGTGCTGGTATTTGGTATAACAATATATGAAACCAGTTTATTAGTCCTTTATTATCTTGGTCATACATTTTATCAGGTAATGCAAATCTAATTTTTTCAACAATTTCAGGACCAATCCTTAACTGCATTGGTTCGTTAGATAAAATGTCTGTTTGACCTTGTACTTTTTGACGAAGACCTGGCTCCTTTGGTAATCCGTGTCTACCTTTAGCCTCTTCTAATCCTTTGATAATTTCATGACAAAGAATTGGGAAAATCATACCTGTTGCCATAATTTTTGTATCAGATTGTGATTCACCTTCTTCACCATCTTCATCTTCATCTGCATCACCTAATTCAACTTTCCCTGCAACTCCCTGACCTGTTTGACTCATCATTTCAATCATTTGTTCCATACTAAAATATAGGAAATCATTGATTGCCATGATACCCAAATAATCACCATAAAGTGATGGGTCAATAGCATCTAATCTTGATTTAATTTCAGGTTTTTGAAAAAGGTAATGTCCTTTTTTTGCTGCTCCCTGAATAAGGGCGTTAATAATATTTCTTTTATGTTTCTCTAATTCTAATATTTCTTCATCAGTTAAATCTTCAACATCAAAAGACGGAAACTCTAAAGGCTCTTCTTTTTCATCCTCATCTTCTTCATCATCTTCAGGTTCAAATCTAAAATTATCGGTATCTGGCATACCTAAAGTCGCCTCAATTTGATACCAATTAGCAGGTACTTCAGCTTCATCTAATGAAGCTTCTTTTGCTAAATCAATAAGTTCATCTCTATGTTGAGACTCAATTCTCATGATATTAGGAAGTTTTCTCATCATTTCTTGGTAAACCATACCTTGAACTTGTTTTGAACTTAAATCCTGAATACCAGTTACTTCTCTTAATTTATCGGCAACTTTTTGAAATCTTTTACTAACTAATCTTTGTACATCTGCAGTACCTTGTTTCATTGCTGGATTCTGAGCATACAATCCTTCAGGACTTGCTAATTTTCTTTCCAAATTTGGGTCCATTCTTTCAGGAGTATTCCCGTAATCTATTTGTTCTTTTAATTTCTTTGCCATAAATTATTTTTCTAATAAGTTCATAATAACATCAATTACTTTATCCTTGGCATCTTCAGCAGAAACTTTTTTAGCCTTTGGAGCAGGATTTTCACCTGGGTTTGGATTCTTACCAGGGTGTGAAGGTTTGTTTGGCCTTGTTGTTGGTTTTGTGCCAGGTTTTGTTGGTGCAGGTTTTGTTGTTGGTGCGGGACTATTTTCTTTAGTCTCACTTTTCTTCGCCTTTGGAGCTGGATTTTCGCCTGGGTTTGGATTCTTACCAGGATGAGCAGGTCTACTTGGTCTTGTTGTTGGTTTTGTACCAGGTTTTGTTGTTGGTTTTGTAGGCGCAACAGATGGTTCTGATTCCGAAATAACTTTTAATAAGTCACCTTTTGTAATTCTTGGGGGTATATGTTTTTCCACTATTTTTTCTATTTGAGATTCTAAAAACAAAGATACGGGATTTTTTCCTTCTTTCAATTGTTTTTTTACTTCTCTAACACATCTTTCCCATTTTCTTGATTTTTTA